GAGCTAAGCCTACTTGGTGGACAACACAGGAGGTTGCATGAACTACATATACGAAAGGATGATGTCTGAAGGAGAGACAGCTATCTTTGATAGAGATGAACTTAGAAAATTTGAAGCTTATGTAGCTAAAAATTATACAGAATTTTATGAAAGCAAAGCAGGATATGAAGTAGAAAAGCAAGGAGAAAATTTTCTTGTAACTTTGTTTAAAAATCCTGTGATATCAATGGAAGATATTTTGCTTGACATTAGAGATTAATTAGTGTATAATGCACTCATTAAAACGCCAAACCAAAGGAGGATTATATGGCAGTATTAGAAGGAAAAGCCTATTGGGCATCAGTAACAACACCAAACACTACGTTTGAGCCTGTGTACACAGTTGATTTAGTAGTGGCTGATGATGTTGCAAATGATTTTGAAGCTCGTGGCTTTAAAGTAAAAGAATTATCCGTAAAGGATGAGGGTGGTAATGCAACACCAATTGGTAGAGCTATTACTATTAAACGAAAAGTAAATGGACCAAATGGCATGGTGCGAAATGCTCCTAAACTTTTTGATAAAAACAAAGATACTTTGGATACCATTGTAGGAAACGGTTCGACTGTTAAAGTACAGTATAACGAATGGGAAACAGACAACAAGTATGGTCAGTTCAAGGGTCTTGATTTCCAAGCTATGCAGGTGTTAGACCTTGTATCTTTGAAATCTCAAGATGGTTCTGAGTTAGATGCATTCGGAGACGGGGAAGAATTCTAATGATTATTATTATTAAAAATGATGATGGTGTGGAAACACATTATGACATCAATAACATTGCAGATGAGCAGAAGAAGCAGGAAGCTACTGTGATTGTGCAAAAGGTGGGCAATTTACAAGTCCACATTGAGGCTTTAGACTTTGCAAGTCGTACTCATCGAGCTAACTTGGAAGAGTTGCTTAAAGGTACAGACGAAGCTATCGTTGAGCCTACGCCTGATGTAGTCGAAGAAGATTCAAAAGAATCTTAATTGATACATCTATCTCCAATAAAGCCTCTCTATTTTAGGGAGGCTTTTCTTTTTATAGGAATTAATTATGAATCAAAGTAAATTTGTAAAGTATCATGTGCCTTGTCCTGAGTGTGAGAGTACTGATGCGTGTTCAATAAACGAGGATGGGTCTGCTAAATGTTTTAGTTGTGATTCATTTTTTCCTAAATATTCAAATGGTACAGTTATGTCTATAGAAAATTATAATAAATTAACACCTACACAAACACCTAAAGTTTTAAATGCTCATGGAGGTATATTTGCTAAGTTAACCGACAGGAATATCAGCAAAGAAACAGCAGAAAAGTTTGGTGTTAAGGTTGTTTATGATGGGGCAGGTCAATTAGCACAGCACCTGTATCCATTTTATATAAATCATGAACAGTGTGCTACTAAGATTAGATACATACGAGACAAACGTTTTTCTTTTGAAGGAACGATACAAGGCTCGGGATTGTTTGGACAGAATTTATTTAAAGAGGGTGGTAAATACTTGACAATTGTCGAAGGTGAATGTGATGCTATGGCTACCTATGAGCTACTAGGAAGTAAGTGGGCAGTTGTTTCGATTAAACGTGGTGCTGCTTCAGCAGTAACAGACATCAAAGAAAGTATTGAGTATGTCGAAAGCTTTGACAATGTTGTGATATGTTTTGACAAAGATAAAGCAGGTGAAGATGCTGCAAAAAAAGTAGCAACAATACTTAAGCCCGGCAAAGCAAAGATTGTTACGCTTCCTAATGGGTACAAAGACCCTAATGATATGCTCAACAAAGGAAGACATCAAGAGTTTACAAGGGCTTGGTGGGATGCACAAGTTTATACACCGAGTGGAATTATACGAGTTGCTGATAAGCAAAAAGAGTTTCTTAATCGTGAGCAAAAACAAAGCGTTCCATATCCTTGGGATGGGTTAAACAAAAAACTTCTTGGTCTGAGAGCAGGGGAGCTTGTAACTCTTACAGGTGGTACAGGACTGGGCAAGTCTAGTGTTACTCGTGAGCTAGAACATTGGCTAATAAAAGAAACAAATGATAATGTTGGAGTCATTGCTTTGGAAGAAGATTGGAAACGAACAGTGGATGGTATACTTTCTATTGAGGCAAATGATAAACTATACATTGACAGTACTCGTAATAGTTACACAGAAAATCAGCTAACAAATATGTTTGACCGAGTTTTTGCAAATGATAGAGTATTTATTCATGCTCACTTTGGTGCTAATGATATTGAAGAAATCTTTGCTAAGTTACGCTACCTTATTGTGGGTTGTGATTGTAAGTGGGTGGTTGTAGACCATCTGCATATGCTTGTTAGTTCAATGCTAGATGGTGATGAACGTAAAGCAATTGACAGTATCATGCACAGATTACGTAGCATGGTAGAAGAAACAGGTGCAGGAATTATCCTTGTCTCGCATTTAAGAAGAGTAGAAGGAAACAAAGGACATGAGAATGGTATTACTGTAAGTCTCTCTCATTTAAGAGGGTCTAATAGTATAGCTCAGTTATCTGATTGCGTGATTGCCCTCGAAAGAAATCAACAATCGGATGATGATTTAGAATCTAGAACAACTAATCTGCGTGTGTTAAAGTCTAGATACACAGGGGATGTTGGCAACGCTACATCTTTGGTGTATAATAAAGACACTGGCAGATTGAACGAGTATGAGGATTCAGAGTTATTACATGACAGTGATGCCATTCCATTTTAGGAGGTAATATGGAATTAGTATTTGACATTGAAGCTAACGGTTTTTTATTTGAAGCCGACACAATTTGGTGTATTGTAGCTATTGATGAAAACGATAAGGTTTATTCTTTTAGACCTGACCAAATAAAAGAGGGAATAAAATTTTTACAGTCAGCCGATAAACTAATCGGTCACAATATTATTGGGTATGACATTCCTTTAATTAAAAAATTATACAATATTAATTTGTATGACACTGATAAAGTTTTAGATACATTAACAATTTCTAGACTCTCTAATCCTGTAAGAGAAGGGGGACACAGTATTGAAAAATGGGGCTATCGTTTAGGAGGTGTGAAAAAACAAGTACACGAAGACTGGACTCAGTTCTCTGAGGAAATGCTTACTCGTTGTATTAAAGATGTAAAAATAAATAAAACATTATTTAATTATTTAAAAAAAGAATGTGTTGGTTTTTCAAAAGATTCAATTTTATTAGAGCATGAAACAACAAATGTCTTACAAACACAACATGAAAATGGATTCTTGTTTGACGAAAAAGAAGCAATGCTTTTATTAAGTAAATTAAATAAAAGAAAAAGTGAAGTCGAAACAGAAGTTCATGAAACATTTAAACCTAAATGGGTAGATGTTAAAGAAGTAAAACCAAAATTAAAAAAAGATGGGACTCTTTCTAAATCAGGCTTAACAGAAATAGAATATAGTGAACGTGTTAAAACTAATGACGTGTCTGTGTTTATGAGACAAGAATTAAAAGAATTTAATCTTGGTTCTCGTCAACAGATAGGAGAATATCTAAAAGATTTTGGATGGAAACCTAAGAATTTTACACCTACAGGTCAACCAATAGTTGATGAATCAACTCTTAATAAGGTTAAACACATTAAAGAGGCAAGTTTAATTGCTGAATTTTTATTATTACAAAAAAGAGCTGCTCAAGTTTCGTCTTGGATTGATGCACTTAAAGACGATGGTAGAGTACATGGTTCTGTAATTTGCACAGGAGCTATTACAGGTCGGATGGCACACAGAAGCCCTAACATGGCTCAAGTTCCGGCTGTGTATAGTCCTTATGGTAAAGAATGCAGAGCCTGTTGGACTGTACCAGAAGGATATAAACTTGTAGGTGTAGATGCAAGTGGTTTAGAACTAAGAATGTTAGCACACTACATGGCTGACAAGGAGTATATAAATGAGATTATTAATGGAGACATTCACACAGCTAACCAAACGTTTGCTGGACTTAAATCAAGAGATGAGGCAAAAACTTTCATCTATGCCCTCATTTACGGAGCAGGAGATGAAAAGATTGGAAGCATCATTAACGGAAGCAGAGCAGACGGTAAGCTCTTGCGAGAACGCTTTCTTAGTAGTCTACCAACACTTGCAGCTCTTAAAACAAGAGTTGATATCGCATCAGAAAAAAAATTCCTTAAAGGATTAGATGGTCGTAAGATATTTTTACGACATAAACATGCAGCTTTAAATACTTTATTACAAGGAGCAGGTGCTATCCTTATGAAAAAAGGATTGGTAATACTTGATAAAAGACTTAGGCAATCAAATTTAGATTTTAAATTTGTTGGAAATATTCATGATGAGTGGCAGATTGAAGTACGAGCTTGTCAGGCTAATAGAGTTGGACAACTTGCTGTTGAGAGTCTTATTGATGCTGGTAAATATTATAACCTTCGCTGTCCTATGGATGGTGAATACAAGATAGGAGAAAATTGGAGTGAAACCCACTAAAAAAGATAGAAAAAAGTTTGACATTGACCTAGAATATGGTACAATACGTGAAGAAAAAATAGCTGAGATGCTAACCAATAAAAAAATAGAAGTTAAGTCTGAAAAAGATTTATGGCAAAAGTCTGGAAACATATGTATTGAATATGAATCATGGGGTAAGCCTTCAGGAATTAGAGCTACTGAATCTGACTATTGGTTTCATAATCTTTGCGTGGGAGACAATGAATTTTGTACTCTTGTTTTTAAAACAGATGTTCTTAGAACTATTGTGGATAAACTTGATACATTCAAAACTGTAAGTGGTGGTGACCATAAAGCAAGTAGGATGTTTCTTGTAAATTTACAAAAACTATTTTCATCAGATGTAATAAAAGCCTTTAAGGAGGCAGACAATGAAAAAGAAACTAAATAATTTAGTCGAAGATATTTATAACGTATTAGATTCTCTTACCGAGGGAAACGAATTAAATATTTCAGAAGAAATGTTTGAAGAGTTTGGTAAAGATATGACTGATGCGTTAAGACATTGGGCTACACCACAAAACGTAGAAGGTAAACCTGTTTTACGTATGTCAAATGTAGGTAGACCTGAACGAAGACTTTGGTTTGATACCCACACGCAATCGGATACTACAGAAAAGTTACAACCTAGTACTCAAATTAAATTTTTATATGGTCATTTACTAGAAGTATTAATGTTATTCTTTGTTAAATTATCCGGACATAAACTTACGTCACAACAGAAAGAAATAACTGTAAGTGGTATCAAAGGACACATGGATTGTATGATAGATGGCGAAGTCGTAGATGTTAAAACTGCTTCAGGCTATTCTTTTAAGAAATTTAAAGAAGGAACATTAGCAGAAGACGATGCGTTTGGATATCTTTCTCAGTTGGCAGGGTATGAAGCTGCAGAAAAAACTAATTCAGGTGGCTTTTTGGTTATGAATAAAGAAACAGGTGAGCTCACAATGTTTGTTCCTGATGATATGGATAAACCAAATATTAAATCTAAAATAAAAAAAGTAAAAAACATTATTGCTTCGGATTCACCTCCAGATTTTTGTTATCAACCAATCCCTGAAGGAAAAGCAGGTAATATGAAAGTTGCAAGAGGTTGTTCATGGTGTCCTCATAAGTTTGAGTGTCATAAAGATGCTAACGATGGGCAAGGATTACGTGTATTTAATTACGCAAAAGGACCTGTATATTTTACAAAAATTGTTAGTGAACCTAACGTGGAGGAAGTCAGATGAACGGAAGAAAATCTAAAGCAATAAGAAAGAAATCAATTGAGTTTGTTGTTGAGTGGTTAAAAACTATGCTTATAGAAGAAGAGCAAAAGAAAATTTC